GGAATGAAAATGAGCGCCGAAACTGCCGAATCTAAGAAGATCGACAGGAGCCAAGGCGATTCAACCATGCAAGTTATCGCCCAACAAATGCAAGATTTAATCGATAATTCTTTAGTTTTTCATGCTCAATATTTAGGCATTAGTGAGTTTGGTAGTAGTTTCGTCAATCGTGATTTCTTAGCTTCTCGGTTAGATTCGCAGGAGATTGGTAGTTTGCTGCAACTTTACACAGCAGGAACTATCACTCAAGAAACTCTATTGAAGCAGTTAGAAGAAGGTGAAGTATTAGGTGATGAGTTCCAAGTGGAAGAAGAATTGGAGGCGACACAGTTGGCAGGTTTGGAGATTCAAACGGAACCTCCTGAACCTGAAGAAGATCTTGATGAGATTGTGGAAGAAGAAGAAGAAGAGGAAGAGTAAGTGAATGGAGGATTTACCAGAAGGTCTATTTAGAAACGCGATAGACCTAAACCGTTTCAGTAATGGAACATCTCACAAGCTAATTAATTCTTATAACCGCATCATTCTGAAAGCGGTTGCAGAGTTGAAACGAATTGAGGCAATGCCAAGCGCAAAGCGTCCAAAAGTTCGTGCCGCAAGATTGCGGGCGTTATTAGCACAAACAAAAGAGAGCCTAAAAACATGGTCAGTTAAAAGCGTTAATGAATTAGCGAAGGATTTAGAAGGTATTGCTCAGATCCAATCAGATTTTGCAACACAACAAATATCAAAGGCTTTGTCTCCTAGTGCAAGGCAACTTTTATCTGTTAAGTCTGTAGAAGTCACACCAAGTTTTGCAAACGCGGTTGTTAATGCAGATCCGTTAGATATAAGTGCAAGAGTTTTAGGCCAAAGTCTTGAAGATGCGGTCAAAGGTGCATCAGGTAGTTTTAAATTAACAGCGACACAAGGCTCACAAGTTAGGATGCCAGGTGGTCAAAGTATTACTAAATTATTCCGAGGTTTAGCAGAAAAAAATGCAGAATTATTTGCCACTAATGTGCAAGATGGTCTTTTAACAGGTGAAACAACACAGCAAATAGCAAGGCAATTAGTTGGAAATTTAGAATTTGGGGATATTGGCCCATTAACTAAGGGGCAAATCAGGGCAGCAAAATTATCAGTAAAGGAGATTATGGCAAAAGGCGGAAGCCTAACAAAAATGGCCAATCATCAAGTGATGACGTTAACAAGAACAAGTATTAATCAGGTTGCAAATAAAGCAAGTCAGCAAGTTTATAAAGCTAATTCTGATTTAACTTCAAAATATAGATATGTTGCAACGCTTGATTCAAAAACTTCTCCAATTTGTAGAGAGTTAGATGGACAAGAATTTGTTTATGGGAAGGGGCCAGAACCAGCGCAGCATTTTAATTGCAGATCAACGACTGTTGCTGTTATTGATTACGACAAGATTCAAGAAAAACATCCGAACGTAAAACCACCAAGTAAACCATTAGGGAAAAGGGCAGCGGCTGGTGGATCAGTACCGAGCAATACGACTTATGGAAAATGGTTACAGAAACAACCTGCAAGCGTTAAATCAAAAACGTTAGGGAAAGAGAAAGCTAAATATTTTGACAGGCTTGCAAAAAAATACGGTCCAGATGAAGCGATGAAGAAGTTCGTCAGAGATGACGGTTCTGAAGTCTCTTTGAAAACCTTTAAAGCACGTTATGGGAAGCCTGAAGATATCAAGATAAAACCACCCGTCAAGCCAAAGCCAAAGCCAAAGCCAAAAACCCAAAAGACTAACTTGGATCCTGATGTACTTCTAAGGAAGGCGCGATCTAATCCAAAGGCTTATCTGGGTGGAGGTGCTTTCGGAAATGCTTATTCAGTAGATGGTGATCCTCCACTTGTCATTAAAGGGGGTCGGTTTGGAAGACACGAAGTAGATGCTATGGAGAAATTAAAAGGGACTGGGGTTGCTCCAGAAGTTAAGGCTAAGAAATATACGACAGGATGGACAAAAGATCATGAATTTGGGATAAGTTCCCTAGAAGTAAGAGAGGGGACTGTTGTTATGACAAGGGCAAAAGGTAAACCAGTAGCTACTTTCCTAGATGATAAAAAGAAGTTTGGTACGGTTTCGAGCCCCAAAAACTTGAAGCAGAGAGAAGATATGATCAATGAATATATTAAGACTCGGAAAGTATTACATAAGAAAGGGATATCGCATAATGATATGCACGATGAGAATTTCTTCTTCGATGTAAAAACCAATAAAGGATCGGTTGTTGATTTCGGATTAGCTAAGATGGATCCAAGATCTGCACTTGTTGAGGCACTAGGCCCTGGAACGGGGGGGGATGACCAAGCTCAACGAATGATGACGTTACTGAAGGGTAAGGGAGGTTCTTCTCCTGCTTTATTGAAGAAACTTGAAAATAATATTTTTCATGTCCAGAATGAATTAGATAAAAGAGGCTTAGATGATCTTGCACGAAATATACTTGATTGGGACACTTTCACCGACCCTAAAAAACTTGTCCATCCTGATTTAACTGACGAATTAGCTATTGATATAATCGATATGGTATATGAAGGGATTTAGGTATAAGCCGAAGCAAGATGATCCTTAGAAGAGACTTCTCCTTTGTCTCGCAATTTCTGTGCGGCTATCCTATATTCTTCTGCTTTTTTTCTGTCTCCTCCAAAAAGAGCGTCCTTTCTTAATTGCATCAGCTCGACATATTGGGACATGACATTAGCTCCTTCTCTTGTAAAATAAGAATAACTCATATTTGCTTCCATGTATAAAAAAGGCAAAAAAAAGAAAAAGGGCAAAAAGAAGTAATATAAGAAGACAACCCGTTTTGATTTATGGCCGAAACATTTTTCCAAAAGCTTGCTAAGAAAAAAGGCAAGGTTCCAGAGTGTGATATTGCGCCACCTAAAGTTGTAAAGGTTCCAAAGAAAAAGCCAAAATCCAAAAAATCTGTAGAATAATCATTAACCTTTTAACCCTGCGGGTTATTTATGTCAGAAGAACAAGTTCAAGAGGCTGCGCCTGTTGAAGCTCAAAGCGACGAAACAGACGGCTTAAAAGCTAGCGTTGCAAACCTAGAAAAAAAGAACAGCGAATTAATCGCTGAATTGCGAGTTGCAAGAAATAATAAGTCCAAGCCTCCGAGCGATTATGAAGATCTAGTTGAATTTAAGCGCAAGGCAGAACAAGCGAAGCTTGAATCTGAGGGCAAATACAGCGAGGCGTTGCAATCTAGAGAGCAACAATTCAGAGAGGCGGTCAAAGATAAAGACGAAAAGATCAAAGGATTAGAGGCTCAATTAAAAGAATTGCAATTAATTACACCTGCTGTTTCTGCTTTATCTGAATATGTGCAGGATACAGATTATGCCTTGAATAAATTAGGTAAAGATAAGATCAAGATTGACGCAACTGGTAATGTTGTTGTTTTATCAGAAGACGGATTTTCTGAAACACCGTTAAAAGAAGCGGCAACAAAAATACTACCTGATTGGATTCTGAAAAAAGAAGCGCTTCAAGGTGGCGGCGCTCCGATTGGAAAGAGTTCAGGAAAAGGTATTCCACCAGGATCTAAAAATCCGTTTTTACAAGAAACTTATAATTTGACAGAACAAGGAAGATTATTAAGAACAAATCCTGATTTATATGAAAAGTACAGAACGGCTGCGAACGGTTAAGATAGTATCAAAGAGTTACAAGAGGCTGCGCCGATGTAACTAAGGGCTGCGCCCAAACTGTAAAAACTTTTTCTTGGAGACTTATTCGTGGCGGTATTACGCAGCGATGTTGTTATCCCAGAGGTCTTTACGCCCTATGTAATAGAGGCCAGTACACAGCTAGACGCGTTTTTGCAGTCTGGTGTTGTTCAGCCTATGGCGGAATTAAATGCTTCTGAGGATGGTGGCGATTTTATAAAAGTCCCATTTTGGTCTGCGAACCTTAGTGGTGATTTTGAAGTTCTATCAGATAGTTCTTCTTTAACTCCTGGCAAGATCACAACTGGTCAGCAAATAGGAGTTGTATTGCACAGAGGACGTGCATGGGAAAGCAGAGATTTAGCGGCTCTTGCTGCTGGTGCAGACCCAATGGCTGCAATCGGTCAAAAAGTAGCGGCTTACGTTGCAAACCAAAGACAGAAGGATCTTCTTTCTGCTTTATCTGGATGCTTCGGAAGTATTAACGCTAACGATTCAAACAGTGCTTTCTTCTCTCTTTGTGTTGATTCAGAGAGTGGCGATTCACCAACAGCTCTAAGCCCAAGGCATATTGCAAAAGCAAGATCCATTCTTGGAGATGCTGGCGAGAAGCTTTCTGTAATTTGTATGCACTCAAAAGTGTATTACGACTTAGTAGAAAGAAAAGCTATTGATCGTATATACGACAACACTGGTACTGCTGACGGATCTGCAACTGCTGGTTCAACAGCGGCTGCTTTTGGTGGCGTAGGTGTTCCAACATTCATGGGCCTTCGCGTGATCGTTTCTGACGATGTTGCAACAACAGGTTCAGGTGCTTCTACTGAGTATTCAACTTATGTGTTTACTCCAGGCGCAGTTGGAACAGGCGAACAGGCAGCAATGAAGACTGAGACTGACAGGGACATCCTCGCTAAGTCCAGTGCTTTGGCTCTTGATTTGCACTATTGCTATCATCCAGTGGGAGCGAAATGGGCAACTACAGACACGAATCCTACAAGGTCTGAATTAGAAACCGTAGCCAAATGGTCGAAGGTTTACGAGACAAAAAACTGCGGCATCGTGAGAATCACGAATGTCAGCAACCAGGATTGAGGTACTTAACTAATGGCATCAATCTTTGAAGCAACAGCGGGCAAACTTATTGGCCCGACTACTGGAGGCACAGTTACTCAAGCAACTTCTAAAGCTACTGGAGTAACACTTAACAAGGCTTCTGGTCAGATCACATGTGACGACGCAACCCTAAATGCAGGTGTTGAAGTTTCTTTCACAGTGACAAATAGCGAAATTGCAGCAACAGATGTAATCGTGGTTAACCACGCATCTGGTGGAACTGCTGGGTCTTATCTGGCTCAGGCAACCGCAGTTGCAGCGGGTTCATTTGCGATCACAATCACAAATACATCTGCTGGAAACTTAGGCGAAGCAATTGTCCTTAACTTTGTTGCACTAAAAGGTGCATCTAGCTAATGGGCATGGCCGCATTTAGGCGGATGAGGGAACAAAACGAGGCCGCTGCAAAAGCGGCGGCTTCTGTTCCACCATCAAAGCCAAAAAAGAAACGTAAACCAAAAGCCAAAGTCTTAACAAATGGCGATAACGATAGTCGCAACAGTAGGGTCAGCCTCAGCGAATAGTTACATCACTCTTTCTGATGCAAATGCAATTGTTGAAGGGTTAGTTCCTGACGACGATGTAAAAGCATGGGAAGCGGGAACAACTTCTGATGATTATCGTAATCGGGCTTTATATACTGCTTGTCAGAGAATTGATCGCGAAAGATTTTTAGGAGCTAGAGCAGATGATACCCAATCACTTCAATGGCCGAGGACAGGAGTAAGAAAACCCGACACCTATATCAATACTTACGCTACAGGGTTTCCATTTAGAATAACGACTGATTATTACACTGATACCGAGATTCCAGATCAAGTCAAAAAGGCTCAAGTTGTTCTCGCTGTTTATTTGCAGAACAATACAAGCGGTATTGGTTTAAGCGGATTGGAAGATTATCAGAGCGTAAAGGTTGGAAGTTTAGATGTAACACCTAATTTTTATGGTGCTGTCGGAGCCGATAGGGTTCCACCACTTTTTGAAAGATACTTCACGGGTCTTAGAATAAGTGGGCCTGGAAATGTTTCTATTAAAAGGAGTTAACTTTCATGTCTTACGACTACCCAGCCGGAATTATTATTACGGACACTTCAGCTCACACTGGCAGATTTGGCAAGGTGCATTGTTTAGCCGCTGCTGAATGTACCTTTGTTGCTGAGAACCTTACAGAAAACGGGTCAGCCACAATTAATGGAATAACTATGGGTGTTGGTTCTGAAGTAGAGGGTGTTATTACGAGTATTACCTTGGCAAGCGGTCAAGTTATTGCTTATAGCCTCTAATGGGATTAGCTTCTTCGTTACGAAGTGTTGCAAAAAAATCATTAGCTAAATTTGGCGATGATGTAACTTTCAGGCGCATTACAACAGGAACTTATAACGCAACAACTGGGAATATTGCAGAAACCGCTTCTGATACAACAGTGAGCGGTTTAATTGAGGATGTAAATGTTAGAGAAGTTAATGAGCTTGTTCAAGCTGATGATCGGAAAGTAACAATTGCAGCTTCGGCCTTAACAAACACTCCGACTACTACTGATCGAGTAGTTATTGGTGGAGTTAGTCATCAAATTATAAGAATTAAAACGATTACAGATGGCGGAACAACTGCTATTACTTATGAGGTATTTCTAAGAGCATGAAAGAAATTCATTTTGACAAGATGCCTGAATATTGGAGCGAAAAAGGTGATGAATTTATGAGGTTGTTAATTCTTGAAGCAGATCAAGCTATTAAATTAAATACGCCTGTTGACACGGGAAGGATGAGAGCGAGCTGGCAAATTGCACAAGGCGAGGCAGTAGGAGGAGAAGCACCAGCGGGCAAGCATGGGGGAAACGTGACTAAACCTAATAAAAAGAATTACCAAAAAGAAAAGTTTGGCGAAACTTATAGCATCCATAACAATCTTCCTTATGCGGAAGCCAATGCAGGTCGTGGACCTTACCCACCATCTTGGGGAGGAAGCTTTAAAAGCAAGAACAATCAAGTAGAAGTCGGTTGGTTTGATTTAATTGCGAAAAACTTAGAAGATAGGGCAGAAGAATTATGGGAGCAAATGGCTGATTAATTATGGCTGCAATCGATCTCAACACAGTAAGAGCAACAGTCGAAGGACGTTTAGCAACTGAACTTGCAAGTAGTCCTGCGATTCCTGTTGTGTTTCATAACATGCCTTACACGCCAACTCCTGCGTCTAGTTGGTGTCAATGCCTAATGAGCTTTTCTGATAGCACTTTTCTGACGATGGGTGATTCTT